TACGGACGAAAAACAAAAGATGCTGGTAAGGGTTCCTGCGGTGAGAACAAGGGCTGCGGTTGTGGAAAGAAGGGCAAGTAGTGCCTGACAAATCCAAGATGAAGTGCAACGTACCCCGCCGTGAAGTTCAAGGCGGTAAGAAGTTCGTCGTGAAAGCCTGCCAAGGTGGGACAGAAAAAATCGTACGATTCGGGGATGCTAATATGAGCATCAAGAAAGATCAGCCAAAACGGAAGAAAAGTTACTGCGCTCGCAGCGGTGGCATCAAAGGGAAGACAAATAAACTATCTGCTAACTACTGGAGCCGTAAGGCTTGGGACTGCTAAAACAATATAATGCCTGAATACCGCACATACGGAGCAAAAGACGATAAGATCCTAGAGGACCTCGATATGGGGTACACTGGGTTTAATGACTACCTACGTCCCGATCAATTGCAACGTGGTATATTAGCGACCAGTAACAATGGTAGGCTTGGGCGTAACGGTGAATGGCAGGTTAGACCAGGGATTGATTTAGTCAAGGCTCCCTTTGCTAGTGGTGACGATGTTCTTCGACTTCCAACTACTTCCGAATTGGAAACAGTTCCTCCAGTTGTTGGCTTACTGCCAACTACAATTAGGTCCGCTTCTTTAACTAGTGACGTAGTTACTATTGTTATCGATGACCCAGCCGTTGAGCCAGGTCACGTGTTTATTACAGGGGACGAAATTACAGTCAGCGGTATTCCGTTTGGGGTAGATACAGATCCCAATGGGACTTTTGAACTTACTTCTGTAACAGATAACGGCAGCACAAAATCTCTTACGTATGCTTTAGTCGGGGCAGATGCAACATACGCTTTGCCAGTTGCTTTGCCTCAAGTTCTTCCATTTGCACTAAATGATGTCCAAGGTTCTGCAGTCATTGGTTACAATATGCTACTGGATCAAGGTGGCATTTCAGCAGTTTATGCTAGTACTCCTTATAGCAATCCAAATGATTCCGCAAGTCAGTGGGTGCTACTAGGGTCAAACGTAAGCGCACTGGCCATTAACCTAGCGGACCCAACAGTTACATATGACCTCCCGTACAAGCGTGGAGAGACAGCACCTGTGCTTTCGGATATGATTCAAGCCTTCAACAAGGTGTTCTTGTTTCGTGATGGTCAGACTGCGCTAGAATGGGACGGAAGCTTTGATAATGTTAATTTAACAGACCTTAATTTAGATAATACATATCTGATTACTGACTTAGGTGACACGACTCAATCGCAGTGGAACACAATTGCTGGAACTACGGCAGTAACCTATGAAGTTAATGATATTATTACAATTGATGCCATAGGCACAGGAACTGGTACAGTTCGCTCTGGATTTAGTTTAGTAAAAAGCGGAGTATACACGCAGCCAGTTCAGATTGATTGCCTACCTGGAGAATTTGCAATTACAAATAGTATAGCAACAGTTTTTGGATCTCACGATGTAAAGGTTGGGGATGATATTACTGTAATGTCAGCAAGTATCAGCGGAGCCGCTGGCGCAGACTCTGGACTTACCATTGGTCAGGACTACGTTGTAAATAAAATTTACGAATTTGGTGAATCCCTTACTAATATTACTCTTGCTGTAAATGATGGGTTACAAGGACCTGGGGATTATGAGGGTCTTTATAAATATACTATCACTACAGACGAAGCGCATAATCTAGTGAGTGGTGAACCGATCATTATGGATCAATGGGTTCCAAATGGCGTTGCCTTTAATGGATCATTTTTTGTCCAAGGATTACCAAGTTTAAATACCTTTGTTATCTATACTGACTTTAATATCAATCCAACCGAGGCTTCATATGCAAATGCTCGTGCAGGAATTAATGCAGGGTTCCAGTTTGTACTTGATTCACGCACAGTTACTACGCACGTAAATGACGGTGCATCCCTATTTACTGATCCTATCTTTACCAAGAGAGTTTCGGTCGGACTGGGCTTTACGCATATGCCAGCACCACCTTATGCTACCTATCACCAGCGTAGATTGGTTATGCCGTATCGCTATAAGGTTGAAAATGCAGAAGGCCAATACACAGCTCGTGATAACCTTGATGAGATCATTGTGTCGGACATCTTGGACGCAGATACCTATGACCAGATTTATAATCAGTACAGGTTCAATGCTGGAACGGCTGACTTTAACGTTGGACTACTGTCCTTTGCGGATGACAAGCTAGTAGTATTCAACCGTAATTCAATTCACTTGGTACAGGGCAGCAGCCCTGATGCCTCAACGGTTCAATTAATTACAAATGAAGTAGGTTGCTTGGCCCGTAAGACAATTGTTCAAATCGGTAACAACGTAATGTTCCTGTCTGACAATGGTATATACGGAGCAAACTTCCAGGATCTGTACAACCTTCGTGGTAGCGAACTACCACTGAGTAGCAGCATCCAGACTACTATTGATAAAATTAATCGTCAGTACTGGGATCAGTCCGTAGCTGTTTACTTTAACAATCGCTATTACATTGCTGTTCCGACTGGATCAAGCACCGTCAATAATACTATCCTTGTTTTTAACTTTATCAACAAGCAGTGGGAGTCCGTAGATACCACGTCTGACGTGGACTGGGACATCGAGAACCTGATCGTAGCTGGCAAGAAAAGTGATCGTGCAGTATATGCAGTGAATGCCCTTGGAGGGCTTCACAGGGTTGACGCTCGACCTGATGGCGTTGATCGACTGGCTACTACTATTCCAGTTGAAGGAGGACAGGAGGGCGTTATCTACAGTATCCCTGCTGAGGTAACCACCCGTCAGTTTACCTTTAATGACTTCGGTCGTAAGCGTTGGAGTGAATTTGAGATGCACGTGCAGTCCAGTGCCTCAGAGCAGTCCGACTTTGATCTTTCAGCGGAAGTAGAAAACATTGACGCAGAGGTAAATCTTAATACATTGAGTTCATACATTGGTGGAAGTCTTGACATTGACGAAGATGTTTCCGTCCGTGGTAGAATAGGTAACCGCCGAGGATACGGCATTCAATTTACAATTAATAATACACAGGGTCGCCCAAGAGTCCGAGGAATCAAAGTCTCAGGAGCACCTGCATCAAGATCAACAACTAGCGTACAATAATTATGGCGGATATTACAATTACCCCAGCGGGTGCAGCATTTAACCCAACGGATACCGTAACTTCAACTCGGCTTAATGAAGCCCGTAACCCTACGGCTGCCTTGGTTGCTGCTTCTATTGGCACTGCTGACATTGCTGATGATGCTGTTACTGCGGCTAAGTTAGCAACAGATGCTTTGGAGTTAGCCTATCCAGTTGGTTCGATTTATATGAATGCAACGGTTGCTACAAATCCAGCAACATTGCTAGGGTTTGGAGCTTGGGCAAAGTTTGGTGCTGGTAAGGTTCCTGTTGGTATTGATACGACTGATGATGACTTTGACATAGTCGGAAGCGGAACTAACACGAATGGAACAACTGGAGCTAAGACCCATACTCTAGCTAAAACTGAAATACCTCCGCACGTTCACTCCTATTTTATGAAGGCAAATATCACTGGTGGTACTACACAAGGCGGAGACCCATATAACCTTGGCACTGCAAATTATAGCACCAATGGAGGCACGAATCTAGGTGAAAATGGTGACGGAACAGGTAGTGCTTCTCCTCACAACAATCTGCAACCATACATTGTCGTCCATATGTGGGCACGAACAGCTTAACAATTTAAATTATGGCCATTATAAATAAAGGAACAGCGTTCTCCAACGGAGAGCAACTCTCAGCAGGCAAGCTTAATGATTTAATAGATGAAGCTACCTTTGGTACTGACTCCGTTGATAACGCTAGTACAATCGTAAACGCCAACGGAGCTATTACAGTTCGTGACAGCGGTGTTACCGCTGCTAAACTAGCTACGGGTGCTGTTACTACAGCTAAGATTGCAGCGGGTGCTGTTACTACAGCTAAGATCCTGGACGACAACGTAACCTTCGCAAAGCTTACAGATGTCATCGACGACGACACAATGGCTACGGCTACTGATAGTACTCTGGCTACGTCCGAAAGCATTAAGGCTTATGTAACTGCGATGCGACCAAAGTTTGTAGATATTACGGGAGCAACAATTGCGATTTCTAACACTAAATCTACTACGGGATCGCAAACTTATACATATAATATTGCTGATTTTACGTCAGGTGATGTTGATTTTTCTACTAATAAAATTGTTGGCCTTGTTATTCGTGCATACGCTACAAGTGCTCAAAGTTCCAATGTTGTGAAAGCTGATTTACCTACAGGTCTTCAAACAGCAATTGTTCGGGCATCGGCAGATAGCACGGGAGATTTTGACCAATCACAGACCACAACAACCATTCCCATTAACTCTGGTCAAACTTCAATAGATATAACGCTAGAAGTAAATGACGCACAGACTATTGCTGCAAAATTTGATTTAATGGGTTTCATAATTTTACCTGGTCTATAATACTAATGAATCCCCTCCTGCAATCAGTTCAACTAGCGTTGCAAAACGCTACGCAAAAGGAAGCCCTTGTCTACATCGACAAGGTAGTGGACTTCTGTATTGAAAAGGAGAACGGTAAGGTACTGGACGGATGGCCCCGTGACTTAATACAACTACTCGTATCCTACCATATGGCTAAGGATACCTTTATTGCAGAGCAGGACACAGAGGGTAATATCTTAGGGGTCTTTATGTGGTATAATTGCGACGAGGAAGACGACTGGTTCTTTGTTCAGAACTGGGAGTCGGACAAGGAAGACGGCAATGCAATCTTTATGGCATTCCTATTTGCAGAGGACAATCAAACTTTTAAACAAATGACACATAACTTCATTATTCAATGCCCTGAAGTTA